CAGCGGTTCTTAGCTTAGCGCCAACTAAACTATATAGGACTTTACTAATAATAGCTAACTAGATAACATAAGCGTCTTAACTAAGAAAACAACCTGTGTAAAAACTCCAGATACCCTCACTCTTTTGTTGTTGCAAAATAGAGACATATTAGGTTGACCCCCGTCTTAATTAGTAAGAGGAGGATCCTAGGAGAAAAGTGTTAGGAAAAAAGTTAATTAAGACGGACTCATGCCCACCACGTTGGGTACACTGGCGTAGTGCCATTATAAAACGGGCGAACATTCATAGTCGGGTTGGATATCAATTTGCCCACACGCATGTCGTCACCGAATGATGCATATACCGTAACCGCAGTGTAAGCTGGTAAGTTAAGGTATATCATTCCCCATGGGTTTCCATCGACGAACTCAGTACGGTTTACGGATCTAAAAGGAACCTCAACCGTTAAGCAAGGTGTTCCTTGAGTGAGCGTGAATGAAAAGCCAGGGGTGGCTCCGGTTGTCCAGGATGAAAGGTTAGAACCAACACTTGAATCGATAAGGGCTCGGATGTAATCTTCACCCTCAGCCATCAAGTTATAGTTCACGAGCAATCCATTGACTGGGCGGAAAACTTGGTATGGGTATGACGAAACGGTTTGAATCAAGGGCTCAACGAAGAGCGTAAAACGAAGTGATCCACGCATAAATAAGAAGTTCTTAAGTAGGTAGGTCGCTGGTAGCTTGAATAGTGCTTCGGAACATGAAATTGTATCCAGCTTGGCATTAGCAGTCGTGTTCTCAAATCTGTGGACCAAAGTACGCCTTTTGAGTATGTCACGGAGAGAAGTTAATTTCTCACCACTGACAGAAGATAACTCAAACAGGTTTTCTTTCGGGCCGAGGCAGATAGCTTCATCCTTCCACTTGTGACCAGTGATGGCAGTGGTATTCAGCTCCATGGAGTGTTTGGTGACTTCACGAAGTGGTTGAATAGCAGGGACAGGACGGGGGTTAGGAACGACGACTTTTCTAAAGCCAGGCGGAGTAGGGACGCCATAATTGTACTCAGAGTTGATTCCGGACAGCTGAAATGTTGGTCCAGCCGATACGAAAACTTGTACGGGTATAGTTGTGACGCTCCCATTCGGGGCATTCAGAGGGGTCAGCACTAAACAATGAACGTTTCCAATACTTCCGTAGGGGACTTCACCGAGGCCTCTCGCACACCAAGAAGAAGCATAATCACTCATGTAAGGCACACGAATGGTTACACGCTTCGATTGGTTCGAAAGGTCGTAAGTAAGGTTGTAGGCAGCATTAGCATCGTTGATGGTTGTAATAGTGTCACCAGCGTAAGCAACGGCAAAGATTACCTTCCCAGTTTGGAACAGGTTTGACGCAAACACGAATGTAAAGTCAATTGACCCAGTCCAATACGTAGCGAAGGCTGACAAAGCGGTCATCCAGGATGTAGGGTAAGCATTTGTGGTGCTTTTCATATCAGTATGGAGCATGAGCGGGTTGACAGGTGCAGACCAAAGCATATCACCAACGTTTTGGGAAACGGTGATATTGAATGATCCGATGTAGGCAGGGATCGCTAGCAGGTGTGCGAACAACATCTCGTCAACACTCGTTCCAAAATCAGATGGATCGGAAAGAGTTTGAGCGGAGGGATGCATGCGAAAGATTTGTGCAGGCTCGATGTTATCGCAGTTTCCTCTAGCGGGAAAGTTGCAAGGTGTGACATATGGACCATCCATGTAGGAGGCAACTAGGTCCATAGCTCCGGTAGGTTCACCCGTTGTGGCGGCAGGCTTTGGAGGGCCAGTCGAGTTGACGAGTGGGGCAGGCTTAACACTTGGGGCACCACCGGAGGGTGCACTCGTTGGTCGATTTCCAGGGAGGCTGGGCATCGAGGCGGTGTTGGAAGGCTTGACGGGAGTAGAGTGTACGGGCGCACCATGACTAGCAGCAGGACCGAGAGGTACCTGACTAGCGCTGGCTTGTCCATCAACTCCAACAGCAGCATTGACTTCAGGTTGAACTTTGACCGTTTGGTCAAACTTATCACCTTCTTGTTCAAGGCCACTGGAGTTCCCGCCAATGTTAACAAACTTGTAGGACGAAGACGAGTTACCGTGAGTAACAGGCTTGAGCAGGAGTGCTCTTGACGAGAGACCAGGTACACGAGGAATGTACAAAGACACATCTTCAAACCACGTTGTTAAGGTGATTTTAAGTGTCGTTGCATTTCCTGTGGTGGTTCCAAGCGGTACGTTGACGAGAAGTTTGAGTCGAGAATACGTTTCATCGTGGTGCATTATGGCTCTCTTGACGTGAGTGAAGGGATAGCGAAGTTCAACTGCGCTAACTCCATTGGCGTCAATGATAGCATGATCACCAGCGAGCCACCAAAAGGGCATTTTGATGTTGTGTTGGTATTCGTGTTCAAAATAAGCGGCTACAGATCCAGAGTGGAACTTAGTACCGTTAATTTCAATACGAAAGCAAGCAGTAAATCTCGACATTTCGAAGGCTTTGAAGACGTTCATAATCGTATCAGTGATGGCCATGCCGAGGGGCATTGGAACAGAGAGAAGCTCAGTTCCAATGGTATCCACGACTTTCCAGTCTATACCAGCATGTACAGTTTTGCGCTGTAACATAGTGATATAGTTCCAAGGTTGGTCACCAATATCCGATTCTTGCGTAGACATGACTTCGGGGTGAGGCAGTAAGGCAGGTTCTGTTATCAGCGATTGTTTGGTTGACAACATATGCGGCGTAGGCTGCGTGTTCCTAAGAACAATCCACGTATTACCATGGACTTGACAGTAGAGGTCGAACCGAGCAAGGTGAAGTGGTCGGCGTCCAACCCCGATAAAGATGTTACCTAAGTAACCATCTTTACACAACTGTTCGAATCGAGTGTTGCGATCACACAAAAGAGCGTGAACGTAGTACTCTGGTCGATCAATTGGTTTCGGGTGGATGATTTGTTCGGCCTCCGGGTCTTCATAATAAGAACTCGGAGCACAAGCGTTAATGTAGGGCATCAAGACGCGATACACAGAACTATTGACTGGAGCTTCACTGGCTAAACCAAAGAACTTGATAAGGTAGTACAAGCTCAACTGGTTATAAGTAAGGGCTTCTTTTTGATGTTGTTCCGGTAGAACATTGGTATATTCATTGAATACATCAGGTCCATGGAACCACAAGAAACGTTGGGCAGCATGAATATTAGTCATTTCAGCGTTGAAAAGGGTTTCCCCTGATTTCGGACGCCAAAACTGAGCAATATCACGCGCAACGTTAATGTCAAAAAGGCCAACATACATGCCGGTGAACTCTCGTGACAAGGCAAAAGTGTGCTTCAAGATGGAGCACTCTTCTATCGAGTGGACGACTTCAGGCGGGCCGGTCTTGTGATCGTTGGTACAAGTACGACCGTGTTCTTTCATAAGTTGGGCTTCCAGAGCAGGACTCCACCACTTAGCTGCTTCATCAGAGTATGATGTGACATTGTCATCACCATAGTAATAAATGCAGAAATGAGCACGAAGGTAGTTGAGGTCGAAGGACACACCAGCAGTTGGAGCAGCGGTAAGCATGTGGTAGACTTTATCGATAGTGTTACCAATCGTATTGGTAATCGTGGTTCCAGGAAATCCGGATGGGACTGAACCACAGTCTAGATACACATGCGCTCCCATTTGATTGTAAGAGAACTTGGCATCTTGAGCCAACGTTAGTCTCACATTATCATCTGGGGTTCCGGGGACAGACGTGTAGTATGAAGACAAGATGTCATGGACACCTTGGATCAGACAGGCGGGAAAATCGCCATCATTGTTGGAAATGTCAGAACAATAGAAGTTGGGATGAGCTTTTAACTTCATCGCAACAGCATGGAACTGAGGGGACTGGACGTCCAATCCAACAAGGCTGGGATTCTCAGGAAACATTTCGAGGATGGCATCAAGCGCGTCAAGGAAATAACGTCGCCAAAGGATAGCATAGGGCAATGAACAACAATAGAAGGTGCGGGTGGCACCAATCGGTATTTTGCTCAACTTCCTACGCTCATCTTTAAGCGCAACAAACCACAAGTTTGCAGTTCGCTGTTTACGTTGTGCGGCTACTTCCATAGCTTTCACATATTCGTTGAGTTGGGGATCTACACTCGGGTTTCCATTAGCATCAAACAACAGTTGTCGTTTGGTACCAATGTACTTCCAAGGTAATCCAGCAGATGTAGACATGTTGAGAGACTTGTGTCCTTCACCACCATAGATTGCGACATCATATGATAGTTTATGACATGTTCTGTGGGGACGGAACAATTCACGACACAAATCGACGGCACGTTTGAGGGTGTCAGGATCGTATCCTACACCACCATCTGGTTTGGCGGCTTTCATGCAGCATTGGGCAAGGATATCCTTCCCAAAATGTTCAGCATCAAGGCGGGGATCATTATTGCGAAGTACACTTAGATCAGTTGATCTAGGCCATAAATCATATAATGACGTTGGTTGTAGTTCTGAAACTGGACTGATTGTGGCAGGAGGAGTAACACACGCAATAGAATTGAATTGTCCGTTTAACGGAAAATCCAAATCTTGGTGTGCACTATGAACAAGCACACGTTGACCATTGTAAACGAGAGGAATCGGGTCTACAGGCTCACGTACAATGTTCAAAGCTTCTTCAGCTGCCACAATCATGGGGGCAGTAATGGGGACAGCACCACCACGTGTCGCGTTTTGAGAACCATATCCGAAGACATGGAAACCCATAATGCGATACATGTGGTCTACTCCATTTCGTGTTGTTTGCATGTTGACAAGCGGGGCACCGCAATCACCTTTTGAAAATGATCCGGTATTGGCAGTGTAGACATAACAGGCAGCAGACTCAGCAACAGTATCATCGTCAAACGACTCAAGAGGAGCAGTTCCAACGATGGTAACAGGCGTTGAGGTCACAGAACACTCATCAATATTAGGCAATAGCAAGGTAGCTTGATTGCCTCCTTTCAATGCAGTGTTCATGTCGGCGTAGGCGTATCCGACAAGGGACTTGAAACGGCAGTGTTCGGGAAGTGTGCAAGCAACTAGGTCATAGTTGGATGTTTCTTCCCCAGTGGAGATGATTTGGATGTCATCATGTTTAATCACACGAGAATACGTA